AGACCGACCTTCAGACCGGAGAACGGAAAGGGGCTGTTAGCAAATATGGCCCTGGGATTGATGACCCAAGTTTAGGCGGAGGCGTTGCCACCAACCCTGGCGATTCTGACGTAAACGATGACCTTGCCGATATTGATATTGGCGATTACCCTGCTAACACCTATGGCCCTGGGATTGATGACCCAAGCTTAGGCGACTCTTCTCCTGGCAGCCCTGGTGCGTTAGGTTCTGGAGGATTAAGCCCTGGTTCAGGTGCGTGGGGTGGCGGAGAAGGCGGCGGAGGTGATCGTGATGGTGGCAGTGGAATAGGCGGCGGACGAGGCTCCACAGGCAATGAAGCTACTGGATCTTCTGGTATATTAGGCGATTTATCCCAAACAGCACGAACCGGGCTTGCCGGATTGGGGCAGGCAAAGCGGGAAGGGGCAGCCTTGGCACTGGAACGCGCTGGGCAGGATTACAATATACGGCAAAATCAGCGGAGTTGGGACGCTGGGGCATTGGGCAGAGAGGCCGCAAATATTGACGCGCAGAATAAAATAGAACATGAAGCCTGGATGAACAAGCCTTTTGAAACATCTGACTGGACGGGCCGAAAGCTTGATCTAAATCAGGCTTTTCACATCAGCCTTTATGATATTCCTAACAAAATTGCAAAAATTTGGGGCGGAAAATATGACCCGAAAACCAGACAGTATGTAAAGAAAGACGGAACGGCAGTCACCAGAAAAGAATACTTTCGGGATAAAGGCCAAGTTCAAGCTGAGCGCTTTACGCCAATACAGATCCAGTTAGATTTTTAGAAGGGCATATTGATAGGCTGGAAAGAGAAATTTCATCCCCGACGATAAACCCTGATAGGCGTATTAAATTAGAAGGAAATCTTGCAAAAGCAAGAAAAATGCAATCAGATCCGGAGTGGGCCAAGGCGCGATATATTCAGCAACGGCAAGTCCTTGAAATGCAAAGAGCAAAGCTAAAAAGCATGGGTAAGGAGACCCCTTCATTTGATACCTCTATTAAACGCATTGATAGGATACTTGGAAGTATTTTAACCCCGGCGGAAAAAATAAGGCAGGAGCTTGAAAATGATTTGACAAGAGCCAAGATTAAAGAGCTTGAATTTAAGGCGAGTGGTAAAAAGGCCATAGGTAAGGCCGCAGGTACAAAGAAACGGACTAATCAAGAGCTTGAAACCACCCGTTCCGCCATTGTCGCAGAAGCAAGGCAAAGCGGACTTCCAATCCAATATGATGAAATGACGGGCCAAATGGCAGGGGAATTGACACCGCCACAATACGAAAATTTACGAAAAATCGCAGCATCAAGGGGGCTTGTACCGTATTTTCAGAAAATAGATGTAACCACTGGTGGATCTGATTGGGTACCGTGGAATGAAAAAACGACTCAGGCGCTTATGCCAATTGGATTATTCCCGCCGAAAGACGCGAAAGACGCGAAAGACACGGCTGATCCGGCTGATCAATTCAAGATAGACACTGGCGGGTTTACGCCGAGCGAGACAAGACAACAGACACTGGCACCAGCTGAGCCAGTGCAGCAGCCCAAAAAGAAAACCAGCATGCGGGCAAAGATGACAGAAAAAGCCCGGCAGAGATATGATTTCGACGCAAGAGTTCGCTCTTATATGGAGCATGCCACCAATCCAAAAACCGGGAAGAAATACACAAGGTCAGAGGCGGAGGCCAAGGTTAGAAGTGAGGGAATGACCGACGGAGGGCCAACTCCGGAACAAAAAGCTGAATACCGGCAGATGGTGACAAAACTCCGGGCAAACGGCAGAGGCTACACAGAGGCGCATAAAATCGCTGAACGTCAGTTCGGCTTTAGGTTATAGGAGAGAAGATGGCGTTTTCACTCTCACAATTTAGAGCAGCACATCCAGAGTTGTCACACCTTGATACCGATACACTGGCGCAGGAGATTTACCGGAACAACCCTGCACTTGCTGAAAAAGGTGTTGGGTATGAGGACTTTCTTTCTCAGGCTGGGTATGATGAGGATCTTCAAGTAAGTCAACCCAAGAAGGGCACCGGCCGTACTCTTGCCGGAACCGCAGGAGACGTTCTCGTTTCAGCTGGGAAGGGTATAGTCGGGCTTGGAGGTGCTGCCGTAGGGCTGCTTGATCTCCCAACCGGAGGCGCTGTCGGTAAGGGGCTTGAAAAATATACCGGGTACGATCTGGAGGCAACGCAAAGATTCCTTGGAAGCCTTTATTCAGACCCACAACAGGAAGCCTTTCGGAAGGTGGCTGAAGCCGAAGGGTTTACCGGCAAAGCAAAGGCCATGCTTCAACACCCGAGTACGATTGCCCATAGCGTGATTGAAGCTCTCCCTTCAATGGGAGGCGGCGCAGCAGCAGCAAGGAGCGCTATCGGGTTATTGCCAAAGCTGTCCCCACTCATTGCGGCTGCTGGTGGAGAAGGGCTTATTGGAGCTGGCTCGGCAGCAGAACAATACCGACAGGAATCACCGAACGGTACGCTTTCCCTAAAAGAAACAGGCGCGGCGGTTGGCTCTGGTATCGGAACGGGAATATTTGATTTTGTAGGAGGCAGTCTTGCCGGAAAGTTTGGTTTTGATGATATTAATACCATGCTTGCCAGTGGAAAGCTAACGACTGGTAAGACTGGAAAGGATGTCGTAAAAAAGATTATTGGCGGCGGGATCTCTGAAGGTGCGTTTAAAGAACTTCCTCAGTCTATGCAGGAGCAAATCTGGCAAAATGCGGCGCTTGATAAACCCCTACTGGAAGGCGTTCCGGAAGCCGGGGCACAAGGATTATTGATCGGGGCTGCGATGGGGGGCGGGGCGAATATTCCCGGTGCAGTCTCTACCGTCAGACAGATGAGGAAGAAGGAGGAACCGCCAGCACCAAAACCCGAACAAGAAGAAAAACAAGCCAAAAACCTTCAGTACCGACTCGGGCAATTAGAGCGAAGGGCTGCATACCTTAAAAAAAACGGACAGGATGCCACTACAGTCTTAGAGGAGCATGAATCCGTACTGAGACGAATTGAGGCGCTTGGCAAGAAACGTGATATCAGAAGTAGCATGGAACGGCAGGAAGCGAATATAGGCCTTGAAAAGCCAGTAGCCGGAATTGCAAAATATAATCAGGCCAGCAAAGTACTTGGAATAGAGCCGACTACTCCAATGGTACCGGCGCAAATGGATTATGAAATTTCTACCGATGCAGATCCGTTATTAGATGAAATAGACCGAACAGCCGGAATCGAAATGCCACCGGAAACGCCTACAGACAAACCAAAGCCGTTGGCCCCTGATGAAATTGTAAGCGGTAAAGACGTTGAAAGTGACTACGAAGAATTTAAAGGCTTATCGTTTTCTGAGTTGTCAAAAAAGTCAGACGAACTACAAATTAAAATAGATGATAAACACGATGAGCTTGAAGCAGATGGAATTGAATTTAACAGACACGATAAGAATCCAGAAATAAAAAAGCTTTACAGGGAAAGAATTAAATTCGATACGGCCGCAGCCGCCAAAGGATATGAGGGCGCTCGTAAAATAATAACTGATGAACTTGGAAGCGGTGTGCCTAAAAGTTCGTTATACGCTTCGGTTGATTCTATTTTGAAAGAAAACTATTCACTTTCGAAAAATCCAGCTGGCGTTTATATGATGAGCAAATACACTGGGAAGGCGTTAAGCGATCCTGCCGGTACAATAAAAAAACTTAGCACGGATATAAGTAAGCTTCTTTTTGCGCGTGATAACCCTGACGCCGATTATTTTGCGACAATGGAATCTTCTGATTCTGGCTTGACGAGAAAAGGCAAGGAGGCTCTTCTTAGAGAAAGCAAGCTTAAAGCGGAAAAGATTCATAAAGATATAATGAATTTCTTCTTTGCAGACGAACCGATACAGACAGCTAAGATCAAAGCCAAGCAGATACCACAAACCAAAAAGCAAAAGGCCACCGAGGAATATCACGCTTTCATCGACACGCTTTCTGACGAGCAGATTCAGTCAGCCAAGGATTTGATCGAAGAAAGCCCGGCCTCCCCTGCTGGCCAAATACTTAAAATTAAGAAAGCGCTGGCAAAACTTGAAGCAATTCCTTCTAAACCCACTGATATTAAGGCTTTAAAGGCTGAAGCTCTGAGCGGCCCTGAGTTGGACGATCTTGAGCTGGGCGACGTTGAAGCGGAACCGGGCGAACCAACAAGAATTACGACGCTTCCGGTAGAGGCGTTAAGTGTAGATCCAGAACGCTTCCAGTATAAACGGTACATGGGAAGAGGCGGAGTTGGCTCTAAACTAAGTGAGGTCAAAAAGTATAAGCCTGAGCTTGGTGGAATTATAGCTGTATGGAAAGACCCTGACGATGGCAAAACTTATGTGGTAAATGGGCATCACCGGTTTGAATTGGCAACAAGGGCCGGATACCCTGAAATAGCAGTTCGTTATCTGGACGCAGACTCTGCCGGAGAAGCTAAAACGATAGGAGCATTAATCAATATTGCAGAGGGACAGGGTAGCCCTGAAGATGCCGCGGTTGTTTTCCGTAAGTCAGGCATTACGCCAGATAAGCTCCAACAAGATTACGGAGTATCAATCAAGGGTAATATAGCGAAACAAGGATTGGGGCTGTCTCAATTAGATGGCTCTATCTTTAAAAAGGTCGAAACTGGCGGAATCCCACGCGCATGGGGTGTTACCATCGGCGAAAAACTTCCTGATTATGAATCGCAAAAAGCTCTGGTTGAAATACTCGAGAAGAAATCAAAGCGGCGTAAAAATATTAGCGCAAGCTTTATTGAACAGCTGATCAATGATGTAGCAGGAGTTGAAACAAAAACAGAGGTTCAAACATCGCTTTTTGGTGACGAGATTAAAATAAGGCCGCTGCTTATGGAGAGGGCCGAGCTTAGAGACTATGCGATTAAAACCCTGTCCACAGACAAGCGGTTATTCGATGTGGTTGGTGATCCTTCTAAGGGAAAGCGTTTACAGCAAGAAGGAAATGTATTAGACTTAGAAAGAAATAAAATGATATCGGAAAACGCAGGGGAAATTGCTGATATCATAAACCGTCTGGCAGGACATAAGGGGCCGATCAGTGATGCATTAAACCAATATGCAAAGGAACTTGCAGATGCAAAATCAACAGGTAAAAAAAACGACATCAAAACCAGTTTCCTCCAAGCAGCAAGACGCGCAGCTGAAAGTGAGCTCAAAAAACCAAGCAGACAAGTTTCTGAAGCAGTTATACGCTATGGTACAGGACGGGAGCCTGATACTGGAATCAGACGCGAAACAGCAGAACCGTTAGACCTGTTCGGCAAAAAAACGCCAGCCCAGCAGACCATTTTTGGAGGAAAAGATGCCGCAAAACCAAAACGGCCCAAACGCAAACAAGGCACAAAACAACCGCCCAGACAGGCGCAACGTGGTTTATTTACAGCCCCAACAGAAGCGATTCAACCAGAACTGTTCCCGCCCTTTGCCGAAAAACGAAAGCCCAAGTTCAAACCTGCTCCGGTTCCCGGTGGCCTACAGGCTACCCGAAAAACCCGAATGGTTACTACCGGATACATCGGCCACGATGGCCTTGTGGCAAAAGACACCGCCCATGTTGCTTCTCTCTTAGCCCATATTCGCAAATCTGCTCAGGAATATGCCTACACGGTTACAACCAATAAAAACGGCACTATCCTTGAAATTCATAAGTATTCAAAGGGTGCAAAGGACTCGGCGGACATCAACCCGATAGAAATCGCCGGCCGCACTTTAAACATTCCCGGAGCAGCCACAGTTTATTTCGCTCACAACCACCCGGCAGGCGATCCAATGCCAAGTAATGAGGACATTGCGGCATCAGACAAGATCGGAGACATATTAAAATCCGGAGATATAAAGTTAGAATCGTTTGTAATTGGTAGCACCAAATTCACAACCATACTTGATGAAAGTTATCGAGGCGCCAAGATTCCGCCCATTCTACGCAAAGTGAAACTTCCAGTAAAAGAGCGCGGCATCGCCGGGAAAGCTAGTACAGAGGCAATAAGTTCCCATGTTAAAGCTAACGAGGCTATTAATCGGCATGGCAACAAAGACGGTATCCTATTTCTTGATACGAAACTTAAGGAGGTGGGGTTTTTACCGTGGCCGGCTGGTAAATCCATGAAAGAAGCCACTAAAGATATCATAGCTGCTGCCGAAAAAACCAATGCCTCTACATATATACTAAATTCCAATACCTCTATAATGGGGACGCCTCGCGGCAAATATATTGATCATCTTGTAGCAAACTTAAAAGATCTAAACTTAAGTCCTGTCGATATTATTGAAAAAGGAATTTCATTCAGCGATACGGATTATATGCCACACGTCGGTGCGGGGCAGGCTGATTTCAGCAAACTGCTTTCAAAAGATGTTCTTTACTCAACCCAAACCAAACCACCCGCCTCTACCATAACCGCCAAAGCCATCCGCTCCATGCCCATAGCAAAATCATGGAAGCTCACGGAAAAAGACGGCAAGGTCTACGTCCGCACACGAGGCCAGCACGGTTTTACCATCGAAGGTGTGGATTCGATTACGCCAAACGAAATCGCCTTTAGCGCTGGGTATAAACGAGCCAAGCGAACCAGTGAGGCTATAGCAGGCGCATATAAACACGACAATAGGAAGATAAGCATTGTTAAAGGAGTGGGCGACAAATGGACAGTAGGACATGAATTTGTCCATTTTCTGGAGAGGTCTGGCATATTAACCAGGATGGACACAGACATTTTAAAAGCTGAGATTCGGAGGCTTACCCGTAAAGGCGAGTTCACTCCTGAATCAAAAACCGATATCGGAGGCGAGGAGGACCGGGCCAAGTTTATTGAACAGGTGCTTTACGACCGGGCGCAGAAGGGTTTTATTCGAAATGTGATGAAGAAGATTGCTGATGCTATTGGCAACTTTGTGAATTTGTTTAAACGGACGAGCCGGGGCGTGATTCGGAATATTGAGTCTGGGAAGATTATGGATCAGCAGGCTGAAGGGGTTAACGAATTTGCCCAGCCTGTAACATTGTCGGTTAAACAGGCAGCCAAGAATATCATGGACAACCCTAAGTTCCGGAAGTGGTTTGGGGATAGTAAAGTTGTGGATGAGGATGGCAAGCCTATGGTGGTTTACCACGGAGGAGCGGGCGGGATAGGCGAGTTTAAAGCAGAAAAAATACAAATAGGGGGAGGGTTTTATTTTACACCAAATAAGCGAGATGCAGAGGAATATAAGAGCAGAGCAGAAGGCGGTCAAATATACTCCGTTTATTTAAGCTTAAAGAACCCTTTGTTAATAGACACAGAAGAAGGCGGGAAAATCCATGATGAAATAATGGATGAAATAGATGACAAGATGTTTAATGGAGAAAATATCGATGGCGCATTGGCAGAGATTATGAACAAAAGAGGTTTTGATGGGTTTATGGAAACTAATGGAGAGGAGATTTGCATCTTCAACCCCAATCAAATCAAGTCCATCTACAATCGCGGAACGTTCTCGGCGGATAATCCGGATATTATGTATTCAGCTAAAGATGACGTTGAGATGGAAACGGTTTATCATACAAGCCCTGTTGAGATTAAAAAAATAAATAAGGACGGCCATTTTGGGGACGTTCTTTTCTTTTCGCGTAATGAATACACCATGACCAACCCAATGAATTACCACACATACGCTTTAGACATCACAAATTCAAAAATATTAGATGTAAATAGGGTTTTTTACGAATACGATCCAGAAGAAACCCCCAAGCTCCAAGCGATAATCGAAAGGGTTATGGATGTGGTAGAGGTTGACCAGGAAGAAGCTCAAGACCTTCTGGATGAGTCAATCGATGTATCTGAGCTTAGAAGATACGCAGAGGATGAAGGCTATGGCGTTGATTTTGAAGAGGTTGCAAAATTGTCTTGGTGGGTGCAGGCACAGCAAGGGCATATGGCTAAAGCTCTTGGATATGATATGGCAGCCGGAACAGACGAGCAAGGAGAAGTCTTTATTGTTCCGATGACTGGCAGGGAAAAGGATTTAACACTTGAAGCTATAACAAAAGATGGAGAGCGAACAGAAATAAAGCCAGAACAAAACATCCAATACTCCGTAAGAACCAAGCCAGCCCCCAAAAAGACCGCTAAAGCGTACAAGCTGTTCAAGGTAAAAAAGAAGCACCCGGGTAAGCTTTTCCCGTTGTTTGTCGGGGCCAATGACCCCGTGGAAATCGGCACATGGCTTGATGCTGAAGTTGGTCCTATGACTGATAAGGGAAAGGTAAAATCCAAGCTTGGCCCGTTGGCATTCCGCCCAGGATGGCATGCAGGGGATATGCCAGTCGCAACACATATCGGTGAGGGCGGGACCCCGCCACAATACCGACCAGAAGATCAAGTGTGGGCAGAGATTGAAGTCGCAGATGACGTGGATTGGCAGTCTAAAGCAAATAGCCGGGCACGGAAAACTAAAGCAGGAAAGATTATCCCAAGAACTGCTCACATTACGGACCAAGTGCCTATTGACGGCCATTATCGATACAAAACAAACCCAAACATGACCGGCTCATGGATTATTACTGGGGCTATAAAGGTGAATCGTATTTTGTCGGATGCTGAAGTATCTGAAATTAATAAAAAAACAGGCACAACAGATTTGCCGAGAAAAGATGGTGCTGAATTTAATTTTGAAAAATATGGATTTAGTAAAGATATTGAGGAGCATATCCAATACTCAACAAGATTAGGCAAAGCGCTGGATGATGAACGAATGAAACCGGATAAATCGTTCTGGAATTTCATAAAAACAGCCGTTATTGATTCGGCAGACCGCTATAAACCGCAGAAGACGGACTTCTCCCCGGCATCAAAACTACTTTCTCCGCCCCTCCATCATTTTGATAAAATCGAAGCTGCTGGCAGGATGTATAAGCACACCACTGGGAGCCAGGCTGATTTTTACCTTAAGACCGATGAGATGTTCTCAGACGGAGAAGGCGGCTCCTACTTTGGAGACATGGAGGTTCTCGCCAAGTCTAACCCCAAGGAGTTTAAAAAGCTGAACAAGCGATGGGTGGATGACGATATGGAAGGCCGGGGTTATCGCATTGGTTATTCTAAAGGTAAATGGCGCGTATTCGACCAAAAGAAAAAACAGGTTGCCGAGCATGAAACCGAGGCCGAAGCTCACTTATTCCGTAGGCAAAAAGAGCTTGAGGATCTTCAGGCAGAAGGCTTTTCAGAAGATGCAATGAAGGTTCATGCAGGAAAGAACGAAATCCTTGACCGTGGCTTTGAAGCTTTGATGAGGCCCATGCGGGAGATGATCGTCAAGGCCAAGGGGACTCTCAGAGAAAAACACTTGGGCGTAAAACTGGCTGCTAACGGGAAATGGCAAGTCTATAATACCGTGGATGGCAAGTTCCAAGGCGGCGGCTTTGATTCAGAGGCTGAGGCGTGGGATTCGGTGCTGGATATCCCGGCTGTCATCGAGGAGGACAAAACAACCGGACAGCGGAGAGTTGGCTTCAACGTGGCACTTGCGCAGATGGGCGATTTAAGGGGACATTATTTCCCGCGTGTGAGAAAATCCGGAGCTTATGTTTTAACAGCCACCAAGAAAGGGGCTAATACTGAACGGCATCATTTTGACGTGCCCGCTGGAGTGAAGATCGGAAAGCGGTCGTTAAACCTGCCTTCAACGATGCAGATTAAAACCCGGCGGCTGGAAGCCAAAGGGTATAAAGTTACTTGGGCAAAATCTGAGGCCATGCCAGAATCCGTGTTTGATTTGGTCGGTCAGAGGCTCGGCTTTTTCGAAATGATCAGCAAAGCGATTGAAGGCGTTGGTATGGATGCTATTACTTCCTTTAAGGATATGGGGCTTCAAGGCAAATGGACAGACAAGGGCGAAGATAGAAACTTTGTTCTGACTGGTGAATCTGCTTACCGGGAGAGGTATATAGACATCTTTCGGGAATTCGGCGGCAAGGTTCGCTATGTTGAGCGGCATATCCCGGCCGGCAAGATTGGTTACAGCGAATGGACATTTAAAAATGCTGATGGAGATATCGAAAAGAAAATTGCACAGCGGATATTTGAAGTGGAATCTATCAACCCGGATTTTGTTGCAGAGTTTCAAACCGAAATTGCAAGGAATATCAGTAATATTTTTAAGGCCCGTGGCGCAAGAAGCCACATGATTCAGCGTTCTGAGGCTACCGGGAAAGACGTAGTAATCGGTTATGAGACGGACGCTTTGCAGGCTATCGGGAAGTATATCCGTGGTATTGCTGCGGGTGAGTCCAAACGGGATTTAGCTATTAGCCTGGTCAAGGATTTTACTGGCACATGGGAAACATGGACTGAATATAAGGAGCGAATTGGAGAGGGCGCAGAGTGGAACGATTACAAAGATCTTTGCAACGAGCGCAGGATTGATCCAACTCGGCAGAAAAACGCTCACAATGAATGCCTCACCTACATGAAAGACGTGTTAAGAAACCAAGAGCAGACGGACCGGATCGTGGGAACTATGGCTGGGGCAGCGGTGTTGAAATATTTGGCCTTCCGGGTCGCGGCCCCATTGGTAAACCTAACCGCGCTTCCAACAGCCCTTGTCGGCACTATGCATGGAATCGCAAAAGTGCCGATCACAAAAGCGTTTTCGAATATCACACGGGCTATCAAACTTTACTCCACCTATCGATGGGGCGATAAAGAAAAGCTCCCCGCTGATATCAAACGGCTATTTGAGGATATCGACAAGAAAGGCTGGCTTGTGGCGCAATACGACCGGGAAGCTCTGATCGTATTGCAGTCCAAAGCAGGCAGAGGGTATAATAAACTGATTGATAAGGGTATGCTGATGTTTTCCGTTACAGAGCAAATCAACCGGGCTGCTTCGATTGCTGGCACTTATCTTTCAGTAAGGGGCCGAATGGGCCATGATGAAGCCCTTGAGCTTTCAAAGGAAGTCTCTGACAAGGCCAACGGCGAATACGGCAAGGCCAACCGGATGCATTGGGTTAGAGGCGGCGGACTTGCGGCAAACGCAGCACTATGTTTTATGGTGTTTAAAACATTTTCCGTTAATTACATCAACACGATGGTGTCTTTAGGGTTTAACGAGAAGGATGTTAAAGGTGCAATGTGGATGCTTTTGTCTCCTGCGGTACTGGCCGGGGCTGGGGCCTCAGTTGCCACTCCGCTCCTTGCGCTGGTAGCAAAAGCAATCGGTATGGGTGATGATCCTGAGGAGGAATTTTACGCTAAATTAGAGGAGCATATGGGTAGCTATGGGGAACAAATCGGGCGTTATGGCCTGCTGGGGGCAGCCGATATCAATATTAAAAGTTCTCTGGCTATCGGAATCGGGGATTTTGCAATTGATAAGCCGGCAGATATATTTGGGGCTCCTGGATCAGTGATCAGTGATATCGGCCGGGGCGTTTCAAATCTCTTTCGCGGTAATATCGCAAAGGGGTTTGAGCAAGTCCTACCCAGCGCAGCCGGCTCTATAATTAAATCGGTCAGAGAGTCCACAGAAGGCGTTACATCCCGAACCGGAACGCCTATATTTTACGGTGATGAACAGCTCAAGGCAACCGGATTAGATGCCATGCTGAGATTCTTTTCGTTTAACCCGGCACGAATGGCGGGAATCAGGGAAAAACAGTGGTCGGAACGCAAACTTAAAATTCATTATCAGAAAATGCGGGGAGACATCACGGCCCGATTGAAAAAATGGTATCTTGGTAGACGAAGCAAAGTAGCCAGGATTGACATTGAGTCTGATATTAAAGCTTACAACCAGCGGATAAAAGAGAACGGACTCACAGCCAAAGGCATTCCGCTTTATACGAAAAAACAAATCCGCTCTGCACAGCGCAGAGTCTTAACGGCACCTAAACGTGAAAGGGAAAGGTTTAAATAACGCAAAATCTCTTTCACAAAAGATAAATCGATATAATCTTAGACGCATAAAGCGGATAACCGAATAACGAGAGGAACCAATTATGTCAAGGACATTAACACTGCGGCCAGTCTTTGCGGCTAAGTCAGTGCCAGCGGGGACAACGGTGTATTCAGAGGCGTTTGATATCCAAAGCCCTGTCTCAGGAGAAAACGGAAATTTTTCAGCGCAGCTTGTAATAACCGGAGATGGCACGTTGGCTGTTGGCTATGTCTGCTCTAACGATGGTATAACTTACCTGGCTGCCGAGGATACTTATTCAGGGACAATTTATACCCCAATTGCAACGGCATTGACCAAAACCAGTGGCCCAGTGGCGGACGGAAATGTAATGATTGGGTTTAAACCCCAGTTCGCAAGATATTACAAAATGTCGGTAGCTGAAACTGGCGGATTGAACGATTGCGTTGTAACCGGAATTTTAGCGACATACTAAGGAGGATATTATGGGCTTTAGAGATTTTGACAAATTTGCATCGTCCGCGGAGGTGGAGGCCGGGACAGTGGCAAATAAAGCCGTTTCACCTGCTACGCTAAAGGAAGGCTTTGGCTCAAAAGCATCGGATGCTGAGGTGATATCGGGTGCAGCTGATGTGATCCCAGATGCAAAACAGATCGGCGATAACTATGCTAAAACCTCAGATTTAACCGCTGATAATATAAATTTTTTAAAGCTTGGCGCGCCATCCCTTGAATCTGTTCAGGACTGGTTTAACGTAACACAGTCATCTGGTTTAATCTCGGGTGGCGCTATCACAGATAATGAAGACGGGAGCGTGACGGTTCAATCTGGTGAGGGTTTTATAAAAACAGCTGACTCGCCAACAGCAGAAACAAAATTTTTCAAATGGGATACAGGCATTAATGTAACGTTGACAGATAACGGAAGTATTAATTGGATTTGTGTATGTTATAACTCTGGGGCGCCGATAATTCAGGCCACTACGGCTTTTGATTCGATTAATTATACTACTCAGTTTTTTATCGGGATAGTTTATCGTGAAGGCACAACCATCAATATTCAAGAAGTCGGGTCACGGCGTTATGATCTTGCACATAGACAGGCATTAAGGGAATATGATCTGCGAGGTTTTGAGCGATCTGATGGTTTGAAATTAGGCGCAACTGGGACTCCTGCTCTTAAAGTAAGTTTAACAGCCGGACATTACTATGCACTGTATGAGAAGCAGGCGATTGATGCCATCAATACGAACGTTGCCGGGTTAGTACGGTATTGGCATCGAGATGGCTCAGAAGGTTGGAATCAATCAACTGAAACGACATATGAAAATATTCATTACGATGATGGGGATGGTACACTCGGAGAATTAGGCGCTGGGAAATATGGCAATATTTGGTGTTTCGTATCCTTCGACGGAAACCTTAATTTCGTGTACGGCCGGCTGAACTCATCTACACTAAGTATCAATCAAAACGAAAAACTTTATACCGACCTGCCTGATTTTATCTCTAAGTTCTGTATCTTAATCGGCAAGGTTATTGTTCGTGAAGGACAAACAACAACTGAAGAAATTATTTCAGCTTTTAAAACCACTTTAGAAACGGCCCAGGCAGTTGATCATAATAATCTTGCAAATTTGAATGTTGGTGATTATAAGCATCTGTCAGCTGATGAAAAGACTAAATTCGATGGTATAGAGGCATTGGCAGACGTGACCGATGCTACGAATGTTGAGGCTGCTGGAGCTGCAATGATTACTATTCCTGGCGTAAACGATGATATCACAGCCATGACAGGCCTGGATGATGATGGAATCCCAGTGATAAAAGTGGCTGGGGCTGCAAGAGAAGGTCTTTTCGGCACAGGAACTTTCACGTCAACAACGGGCGACACGATAGACATAACAGCTCTTGCAGTTGGAACTACATCCTATCACGTAGATATCACGCCGGATACTTCAAGCGGCTATATCGGAGAAATTAGCGTTGAATCAAAAGCAGAAAATTCATTTGTAGTGAAAAATTCAGGGAGTGATATTACAACAACATTTACATGGAGCTTAACATTATGAAACCTAACGTAACGATATTGAATAATATATTAACAATTGATGGATACTCCGGAGAAATTGACCTCGCACAATTTCAGATGCCCGATCAGATAAGGGCCCGGATTTATGATAATGGCGGTGCTCTCGATATGGTAGGTACGTGGCTACTATGTGAGGTAATCCTGCCCGCAATCAGCTATGATTCAGTCGGGGAGGGGGAAGAAACGCAATCTGTAAAAAAAGATATGGATGATTCTGACGTGACTGTAATTCTCTGGGATTTGAAGGAAATTTAATATGGTCACTATTATCAGCAGATCAAAATTATATCTTGGAACTGAAATTTTGTGGTGCCCACAATGCAAAGGGGTTGTGTCGATTCCAGTACATTCAGATATGCCGGAACGGATTTATTTATCGTGTCGTGGCTGTGGCTATCGTGCGGTGCTCAACACAGTGCCAATATTGGATAAATACGGTCTACCCCATGGATTAAGCCAATCAGAACGGCGGCAGACAGCAACTTGTTTAAAAAATGAAGTAGCAAAAATATAGGAGTCATATATGAGTCTGATGGATTTGAGCTTTTGGGATAATTACAAACATACAATCGAAGCGCTCAGCGGTGGCCGAAACACAGTTGAATTTGATGATCTTGACCTGCCCAGCGTGATGGTGCGGATACCGAAATTTTATTTTGCCGATGTCGGACTGGCCGCCCCTTCGGGTGCGCCTGACAATTATCTCCCGGCGTTCCGGTGTAATGGCCGCGGCGAGTCGGGCATTGTGCCATATTTTGAAATCGGGAAATATATCGGCTATAAATACGGTAATCGGGCATACAGTTTGCCGTACAAGGACCCGGCAGTCAGCATTAACTTTGATGCGGCGAAAGCGGCGTGCACGGCAAAAGGCGACGGCTGGCATTTGGCTACAAATGCCGAATGGGGTGCGATTGCCCCTTGGTGTGCCCAGAACGGTACGTGGCCGCATGGCAACAATAACTATTTAGAGGATGTTGACAACCCCCATGAATGCGGTGTTCCGACTCAAAGCGGAATCGTTAAGGGTATATCGGGTGATGCACGGACGTACACGGGCTCCGGGCCGGATGCATGGAATCACGATCATAGCCCGTTTGGTATAGCCGACATGAACGGTAACGTCTGGGAGTGGGTTGACGGGCTGAAGATCGTTGATGGCATTGCCTATATCGCCACAAACGACGGCGGCGGGGGCGGTGCGCCCGGAAATTCGTTTGATATGCTGGAGGCTACCTGGAAAAATACCGGGGAAAATATCACCACCGGCATGACGTCCGAGAACAAAATAACCGCACTGAAAACTGGTGACGACTTTACAGGGTTGAGTATCCCAGCGTCATCTGATGCGACCGGATCGGCCGATTTTGATTTTTGTGGCTACTGGCACAACGCTACGGATGAGCGGATGCCGTTCCGGGGCGGGCGCTGGTTCAGCGGCGGCGGGGACGGCGTGTTTGCGCTGAGCTTGTACAACTCGCGCACGAGCGTCTACTCGCACGTCGGCTTCCGGCTCGCTTTTGTCCACTGAAATCTGTACCCTGAAATCTGTTTTTCCGCGCGATAGCGGGGGGGTATAAGCAGGCACTAAATCTCAAGACAGAAATATGAGGTGATATGACTTCAACAGAAATATTTATTAGAGCGCTTCCGGTTATTGTAACGATTTGCGCTTGGGTATTTGCGTTCGGAAAGATGAAACGAGCGCAAGAGCAAAACGAAACTAAACTCACAAAAACAACGGATGATATTGAAAAAATGAAAACTCAGTATCTTAGAAGGGAAACGTTTGATAAATTTGAGAGCAATATCTGCAATAAATTTCAAAAGTTATTCGGAGAATTGCAAGAAAACAAAGACCTACTAAATAAATATATTACAAAGTCTCTCGAACGGGAGTTAGACAAAGAGCGTAAAGAAAATAATAAATTTGATGTAATAAATAAAAATATCTCAGATTTACGTGCTGACCTGGCGGCTGTCGGAGCGATTTCAAGGCGATCTGGTGATATAAAATTAAGGTAACGCCTCAAATGATGTGATAAAACACGAACAAGTATATTTGGTATGTGTCGAAAGTTGTTTTGTTGTTGAATAACGAGATAATTTTAATAGGGATTTAAACATGTCTTTTAATTTTAGCAAATCATCAAAATCAAATCTTTTTACGTGCGATAAACGATTAATCGATGTTTTCGAAACTGTTATACGACATCGTGATTGTACTGTGCTTTGCGGGCACAGAATCGAGTCAGCTCAGAATCAAGCGTATGAATCAGGAAAATCTCATGCAAAATGGCCAAACTCCAAGCATAATACAATTCCCTCAATTGCAATTGATGTCGCACCATACCCGATTAATTGGGATGATATAGAGCGCTTTTATATATTTGCTAATTTTGTACTCGGAGTTGCTGCTGCACAAAATATTAAGCTAAAATGGGGTGGAGATTTTAAAGGATTTTTTGATGGGCCTCATTACGAATTGATTGAGAGGTAATATATGGGTATTTCAAGTTTTTTAGGGAAGCTTACCGGATCGGCAATATCGGAAACCGCTAACGGCTTGGCGTCTGCAATTGATAGATTCGTCGAAACACCGGAAGAAAAAAAAGCTGCCGAACAACTACTTATGAAAATACAGCAGGAGCCAGATAAATGGCAGATCGAAATAAATAAAATCGAGGCGGCACACAAATCAATTTTCATTGCTGGCTGGCGACCCTTTATCGGATGGATTTGCGGGGCCGGATTATCAATCCAATACGTTATCATACCGATATTATACTGGGTATTTGCATTGTGCAATAAAACAGTACAGCCACTTGAGATGGATATTGGCGAATTAATCACTATTTTATTGGCGATGCTTGGTATGGCTGCCACACGGACGTATGAAAAGAAACATAATTTAACAAGATGACACATGATTATGGCGCTGACGGTAAAAACATTATACCGTCAGCGCTGGAGAAACATTTGAAGTAGAATTATATCTGAGTTATTAAATAATCATAAAGCTGTTCTGCGTGCGTATGTAACTTCTTGCCTCGCCGGTGCCAATTGCCCTAACTCTAATAAATATGTTGACATGCTTATCCTTATAACCATTGATTATCAGGCGCTTTTGCCCTGATCCAGATTTATGACAGGGCAGTCGGCTTTGAGCTTTGATAGTTTTTTCTGGTCGGCAGAAATAGAAGACTCAATCTTTTCAATGTCTCTTAACCTCTTTTCTTCAGCTTCTTTTTTCAATCTGGCCTCTTTCTGCCCTTCAGTTTCGCTCGGAACCGCTGTAAAAAACCGTGTGCCCTTTCCGTTGATCGGCTCAACCGTCATCGAATCAAACCCCATCTTTTTACCGAGTGCTTTCCATGCTCTGTTTGCGTTTTCCTGCGGTGAGCTGCCGACTGACCCACCTATCATCATACAGGGCGTTGATTTGCAAGCGTCTATTAATCCTTTTAAATCCGCCTCTGTCATTTCGTATTTTGTTCTTGGATACATTGGTTTCTCCTCCTCTTTATTTTTTATTTTAAAACAACCTCATCCTCAATAATAACCTGGCATTCATCCCCCTTGCCGACTCGCTCCATCCAAATTTGATAATCGTTATCCCGGGCCATGTCTCCGATCGAATAATAAAACAATTCGTATCTTAGGATTTGACTTTTCATGTTTTACTGCCCAGCCATAAATTCAGATTCGTCATTCTTTTTACGTATCCGGTATTCCTTTATCTCTGCCTGGCATTCAGGACAGTAAAAAGCATTTGTGTTTGGCCCCTCGACGGGGGCGTACTTTGTTAATCGAAGCAATACTCCAAAGAATCTTTCGCCTATTTCGGTACTATCGAGCTCCAGTATAACAGCTTTTTTGCATTTCTGACATTTTACGACTACCGTAAATTGATTCATTTTATTTCCTTTCGTTTAAAGTGTTTCAACGGCTTCATTAATTTCTTTAGCAAAGTATAGCAATTTTTCTTTGTCCGACCGTAGTGTTTCCAGCCGTTCTGATTTTTGATGCATCGTATTTTTCTTATAGCGTCCGTTGAAAATACATTTTATAATTCACATTTTTGGCACACCGTAACCTGAACCCCAGCAAGGCCCTGAATTTCGTTCTTAAAATATTCTTCAGAGGAATTCCCGTCCGATAAGTGCAATAAAAAGATTTCTCTCAGATTGGTCGTATCGTTCGCTTTAATGATTTTTTTAACCGAATCGAGACTTAAATGTGATTTTTTCAACCGGTGTTCTTGCGCTGGATTGATATCCGGATCCATGGTTTCCTGGCTGTAATTGCATTCAACAGCAAGGTAGGTAAGCCCGCGGAATCTATATTTGATATAATATGTATCAGTTGCAAACAAAAGTTTGTCTGGCCCATTTTGAATCAGATATCCGACAGGCTCGGCACAATCATGTTGCGTATCGAATGGCAGGATTGTCCATGGCCCGATTTTAAACTGTTTCAACGGCTCGATAATGCGGAGTCTATGGCCTTCAAGTTTCAAAGCCTCCGCCGTTCCTTTACTGCAATATAAATCAATACCGGCCTGCATAATCTTTTTTGCACTCTTGGCATGATCTAAATGCTCGTGAGTGAGTAAGCAGGCGTCAATTTCTGATAGCTTGAAATCAAGCGCCTGCCTGATCTTTTTAATTGGCAGGCCGCACTCTATCAGGAGAGAAGAGATTTCGCTGCTCACCCGATAAAGGTTGCCTGCACTGGAGGAGGCATATGGCTGGAAGGATATCATATTAAAAGTCCGGCCCTTGCGCTGTTTTCGATTCTTCTTCTGTAGGTTCTGGCTGTATGTCGATGATATTTTGGTTTGCATGTTCGGCGGCCTCCTGCTCCGGAGTTTCGGCGCTATCCGCTGTCATGGCAGATATCATCTCAACAGACATGATGCCGTAATGCGACAGTAGGTTGATTAATACCGTCTTAATTCCCATCTCATCCAAATTTGTTACCCAGGCCCCCTTTTTCCGTCGATAGCTTTCGCTGTACCGTTTTGCGTGAGCCAATATTCTTTCTTTCGTCCAGTAGACAGCTTTCTGGAAACCATTCAGAGTTTCAATGTAAGCGAAATACCCAATTGATGTGTCGCTCGTTGCTACGCCTTCAATTGAAACATTCCCTCGGAGCTTATCAACTACAACAGTTTCCCCTTCAAAAACGATGTCCGCGTTGATAAACCGGTACTGCCCTGTTCTCTGCGCCAGCTGCAAATATCCTTTGTACCCAATTTGCATTTGCGCCTTGCCTTTATATGGCACAATGTAAGCAAAACCCAGATTCTTATTAATCGGAAGTTTCAAAGTCGCGGCTTTCAAGGCCTCCATCACTACGCTTTTGGGATCGCATTTTTGTAAGTAAGTATCTGATGCATAAATATCTACCAATGACGCGGTAAAAAGGTCTTTATTGCCTGCAAGAGCATTTTTAAACTGATCTTGAACCGATTCAGCGGATATAATATTTTTCAGGCGGTCAACCGGCGTAAGCTGTTTGTTTTCCATGTTATTTCTCCTCAAATCTCAAAGTTTTATCTTTTTCAGAAACAACCAGACGGATAATTTGGCAATCCATTTCCGGCAGCTTCACCACAGACTCAGCGTTATCAATAAAAATCGGTGCTCTATATCCATAATGATCTTGAAATGTTTTTATCTGATCAAGGCCCGCCTGAATTTTTCCAGCTGAATTGACAGAATCATACGGGACGCCGTTTAGTGTCGTAATGCAGCACTCATTTAGGCCCCCATTAATCTGGTCAGAAAACAGTTTGAAGCTTGCCTGCCGGAATTTACCGTTTATTTTTTCTTCAAGGAGTCTAACCTTGGCTTTTATAAAGCATTCTATTAGGAAAAGGTTCCCTTCGATTTGCTCAAATTCTGAGGCCCGCTTTTTTTCTTGCCCAGTCAGCTCGGTAATGCGAAATTCGGTTTTTTTATTTGCTTCGATCTGACTTAAAATAAGTTGCTGGGCTTGTATTTGAGTTTCAAGATCACGAATAGTGGCTTTGAGCGGCTCAGTGTCGGTCTTTGTTTCAGTATCGACAATGGCTTTTTCTAGCTCGGTCTTTTTCATACCCAATTCGGCTTGAATCAATCCTTCCGCCTGGATATCGGCGATATCTTTTTGAACATCGGCTATATCTTTTTTGACGGCCTCCAGTTTTCCATTTTCTGCCTTCTGTTTTTTTTCGATTTCTGTAATATTTTTTTGGATCAATTCGATATCGGCTTTGGCCTGCTTGCCTTCGGTGTTGATTGCCTCAAGATTGTCTGATTTATTTTTATTAAATGCGGCTTTAGCTGCCTCTATTTGGTCTTCAGGGAGTTCCTGACCACAGGTAGGGCAGACACCATCAGATTTAAAAATATTGTCTCTTGTGGCAAACCATTCATCTTTTAGCTGTTTTATATTGAGTCTAGAGCCTAAAATAGTCAGCGTGTAAGATGAAATATCATTCGCGTATTCTCGCAATGTCTTTTCGAGCGTCTCTTTTGTCTGATTTAATTTATCGAGTTCAATGCTTTTATCCTTTATTCGTACCGTTCGATCTTTTTCAAAATCATTATCAGCTTTCTGAATTTTTGCAACGACCTCCTGAAGCTCAACCCGTTTCTTACTGATATCACCGCCGTTAACGATATCGGAGAGTTCCTGTTCTTTTTTTCGTTTTTTTTCCTGCAAATTTGCAGCCTCTGAAGCGGTAGCGGTTTCCGTGGCAGTGATTTCAACCCGGCTTTTCTTGGCTTCATCTATCCGGACCGGAATGTTTTTTAACTCGCCATTTATTTTTGTTTTTTGAGCGGTGACAATTTTTCGGTAGTCATCAAGGGTCCGGCCAGCCAGCACTTCGGGAAGCGTGGTAAGCCGATGATCGGATTTGATCACATCTTCGTCTGGAATATCACCGCAGATTTCCAGAAGAAGCTTTCTTTTTTCCTGCCAATGAAGCCCATTAAAATATTTCGGATTCGTGAGGAGGCGGAACGTATCTTCTTGAATGATGCCAGAAATTTTAGCCTTATATTCTTTTTCGTTGACTGGCACATCGTTGACAAAATATGAGGTCGTGTGCCCGGTAAATTCAGCCGATGCCTGGCCTCGACGCCGAGTGTATTTTTCAGCATAGACTCGCTTTAAAATTAGATCGATATCGCCAGCGGAGAGGATTAGCTCAACAGAGCAATCAAGATTATGGGTTGCCTCGCCGTTTTCTTGAATCGGTTTAATATCGAATGTTGCTGAATTTGCGCTGTCTTTTCCGAACAAACACCATGTGAAGCCGTCCTGAACAGTTGTTTTTCCGGTTCCGTTATCGCCGAAAATAGATAGATTTCCACCGTTAAAATCTATGTTTAAACGCTTAACACCTTTGAAATTTTTAAGCGTAATTTCTTTAATTTTTATATTCATCTTCTCCCCTCATAATAATCTTTTTCATCAGCAAACGCCTGATTAACAGCATCCTCGGCCCGCATTTTTTCAGAAAAATCTTTTTCATCGATAGTCAAAAAAACCCCTTCTTTGCTATCCTCGCGATACGCATCAATTTCGATATCGCCATAAAACACTCGGATCGGAGTATCTGCCATGCGTCTATATACTTCACATAGAATAGCCTCGGTGATTAAAATTTTTGCATCTTCCGATAGTTTTTTCATGCCTTTATCTCCTCAACGTTTTCCATAGGAGCATATACAGGTTTTTCACGTTCCGAAAACACAACTAGCGCTGCCTTAATATATTCTTTAGCTCTGTACACACATCCGTAGTCTGGGTCGTAATCCCTAGCCCCGTTAGAGATTGTACGGATGCCGAGAAATAAGCCACTTCTTGTCTTAATTCTCACTTTTTCCCAATATTTATAAACAGTATCGGGCATGTTTTGGCCTTTTGTGCGTCGCTTAAATACAGCGCTCACCGTTACTTCATTTCCAAATTTCATGATGCGTCATCCTCCATGAACTGATCATAAAAATTATAACCCCTGCAATATTTCCCCAAGGCATCCACTCGCCATCCGATCCGGCTAGGAGTAACCCGACCACCCACGCAATGCCAGTCGCAAATGTAGCGCAGGACACGCCAACAGATCGGCGTTTAAGAGTTTTATTAGCTAATAATTGTCGATCCATTGGCGCCTCCGTTGCTTTTTTTTTAAGTGTACTACACTATTCTTTGTCTTTGTTGCCATATGTTCCTGTGCGGCTTCGCACTATATTTTAGTTGCTATCCATAGGCTTCTCCTTTTTTTATATGGGTTTAAAAAAATCAATCTTTTATTTTCTTTCCTCTGCCCTCCCGCCGCTACCCGATCAGGGGCGCTGCAAACGGTTGAGCTTGGCGTCGAGTGACCCCGGTTTCAACGTTTCCGTCTCCGGCGGGGTATGCCCGACTTATGCTTGATGTTACTGGATACCAGAAAAGATGTCAAGCGCTATTTCAAAATAAATTTGCATGTTGAATTTATATATATATAAGGATAGACTTCGTAAATTAATGATTGCAAAAATAATTTGGTTAATTTATAGTTAGAGCATGGAAATAAATATTACTAAACTACGACGAGAAATAAAAATGGCAGGGTATAAAAATAATGCTGAGTTTGCGGGCGCGGTGAATATTACGCGCCAGGCGCTCGACTTTATTTTTATGAGGAAAACTACAACTTTTAAAACGCTCAGCAAAATATCTGAAGTGCTTGGGGTTGATGGAAAGGATTTATTAAAATGAGCAGGAGAAAAAAATGGAAAAATTCAAATCATTTAACGACTGGTGGTCTGCGTATTGCAAAGTTTCATCGTTAAATAAAATCCACTTATCTTTTATAGATGTAGATATTTTAAGGAAAGAAATGGAGTTTGCGTTCAGTAGAACTTTACCAGTGAAAGGGGAAGAAAATGGCTGCAAGACTGAAAGACATGACCGGAAAAACTTTCACTAAATTGACGGTTATTCGTCGCGCTGAAAGCAGCACAAGCGGTGAAGCTAAGTGGTTTTGCGCATGTGAATGCGGCGGGACACGCATTGTAAGCGGAAACCAGCTTAGAAGGGGGGAGGCGCGAGATTGTGGCTGTGGGCGTGGGCGTAAGCGTGCAAGTAGGATGAGTAATTGGCCTCGTAGAACACGTCTAGTAAATAAAAAAATGGGGAGTAATTATTTAACTCATAAAGAAATGTTATCGGCACTAGGCAAACAAGGAATGACTAGCGCTGAAATCGGGAAGCTATGTGAATGTAAAACGCAGACAGTTGCTAGCGCTATGCACAGGGCAGGGATTAATCATCCAGCGCAACCACCTGCTTCAATTAAATCAAAGAAGCTGGTTATCCCTGCGGGCTTTAACGTAGCAGGGTATAAAGCTGGCGGATATAAGCGGCACTGCGATTTCTGCCCATGTGAGACACGAACAGATAAGAGATGTGAAACGTGTCTGCTCCGGAGCCGGGCTGCTGGCGATGGTGAAAAATCTATGTCTAGGCTTGGCGCGGATTTTATGAGTGAGGTTCAGGCTGCTTATGGAGGATGGGCATAAAAAAATAATCTGATCTGAAAAATAAATATTAAAAAGGCGCAATTAAACATTGCGCCTTTTTTTAGTTTGACATATATTTTTTTGTTTGGTATAGCTATAGAGAAAGTTAACAATATAGAGAAAGAGGTTAAAATGTATCATAAAGTAAAAGACGGACGAGGCCAACACATGAAGGCTATTAGGGCTGAAAATTTAAAAAAAATCATTGCTTGGATATCAAGAAACCCTGATGCTAACGCAATGGAATGCTCAATCGGGACAGGGCTTTGCTATAGCACAACACGGTCGTTAATTAAAGAGCTGAAGGCAGGGGGTATAAAAGGTGAAAAAGAGCTTTATCCTTTACCATGACCAGTTTGATGCGATAGAAGACTTGACCGTTGAGCAAAAAGGGAACCTTTTAAACGCTATATTTATATATAGTAGATGTGGCAAAATAAGCAATTTAGACCCAGTCGTTAATATGGCATTTAAGTTTTTTAGAGTTACGCTTGATAGGGACGCTGAAAAATGGAAACAGATAGCAGCAAGAAACAAAGAAAACGGCAAGAAAGGCGGGAGGCCAAAAACAAATAATGATTAAACCCAAAAATAACCCAGAAAACCCAGTGGGTTTTTTCGTAACCCAGAAAACCCAAGCGAACCCAGAAAACCCAAGCGAACCCAGAAAACCCAAGCGAACCCAGAAAACCCAAGCGAACCCGTTAGTGGTAGGGTTAATGTCAATGCCAATGTTTTTAAGCGAAAAAACCCTAACCAAAGAAAAGAATTTGATTATAACAGCATACTAGATATTAGGGGATTTTTAGAAAGCTGGAAATTTAGCAAACCCTGATATTTATCTCTGGTAAGGGGTTTAACAAACATTTAAGCAGCATGTAGCAAAATGTTAGTAACCATATTTGGCAACTTTTATTAACTACTTTTTATTATAAAACCCGTCGTACCAAGCGTTTACGGGGATGTAAGTAAAGAAAATATTTTACTATGTATGTTCTATCGGGAGGTTTATGTTAATTAAATTAAGGACATATCAGCTTGATGTTATTAAAAAAGTAAGAGATGAGCTCATAAACGGCAATAAGCGTCCGATTGTTGCCATGCCGACCGGAAGCGGGAAAAGCCCCACAATGTGCGAGATAATAAAAAGAGCTGTAAACAAAGGAACTCGCGTTCTTTTTCTTGTACATAGGCGGAATCTTGTAACCCAGATAAACGACATGCTGGAAAAACATTATGGAATAACGCCCGGTATAATTATGAGCGGCCATGAGCTTGATCTTGATAATTCGGTTCAGCTTGCATCAATTCAAACATTTTCAAGAAGGGTTAAGTTAGAAAAACCGGAATATAATAAATTCGTTGTAGCAGCTGATTTAATTTTGATCGATGAAGGCCACCGCGCCGTAAGTAAGACGTATCAAGACGTTATAGATCTATACGAAGATAAAATAATAATAGGATTCACAGCCACTCCAATAAAAGCAAATGGATGCGGCATGGGGATGGTATTTGATAGCCTTGTTGTTGGGCCCGAAGTCAGAGAATTGACAGAACTCGGGTATCTTTCGCCTGTCAGATACTTCGTTCCTGGCAAGATTGATCTTAACGGCGTGAAGGAGCTTGGAGGTGATTATCAGGCGGGGTCTCTTGAGAAAAAGATAAACAAGAAAAAGCTCATAGGCGATATTGTAGAAAATTGGCTGAAACTTGCAGAGAATCGAAAAACCTTAGTCTATACCATAAACGTGAAGCATTCAATATCATTATGCGAGGCTTTTCAATCAGCAGGGGTAAAAACAGCTAGGCTTGACGCAAAAAGTTCAGACGAAGAGCGGGATGATGTATTTCACGCAATGGAACGCGGTGATATTCAGGTTTTGATAAATGTTTTATTGTATGTCGAAGGCTTGGACGTACCTTCTATTTCTTGTATAGTATTTGCAAGACCGACCAAAAGCCTTGGATTATATAGGCAAGCAGGCGGTCGCGGGCTGAGGGTTGAAGAAGGAAAAGAGAACCTAATTTTTATTGACCACGCGAATGTCGTAGAGGAACTTGGAACGCTCGACGAAGAAATAGAATGGACTCTCGACGGAAAAGAAAAGGCGTTTAAAAAACAAAAACGGGATGGTAAAGAAAAAAAATTATCTCAATGCAGTGTGTGTAAGGAGATATTTTCAGGGAGATTCACATGCCCACGATGTGGTACGCCTTTGAAAAGTTTTGGAAAATTGATTGAAACCGTTGACGCTGAATTGGTTGAGTTAAAAGCGAAGAAGAAAACGAATCTAGATATGTCATGGGCAGACAAGAGAAGATTTGTCGGAGCCCTTGAATGGCACGCGCAAAGTAAGGGGTATAAACCAGGGTGGGTGTCGCATGCTTACAAAGACTATATGGGGGTTTGGAATAACGATCCGAGAGTCAAAAACGTTGGGCCAATAAAGCCAGAGGGGGAGGTAAAGAATTTATTAACCCATATGTTAATTAAGAAGGCTAAAGCATATCAGAAATCTAAAGGAGTGAGCGTATGATAGACATAAAAGAGGAGACAACTGGACGCTGGCCCGGGATTTTTTCTGCGTTAGGGATAGAAGTTGGGCAATCTGGATGCCATACCGCATGCCCGATATGCCAGCCAGGAGAAAGCGGTTGTGATAGGTTCAGGATGGATGACAAAGATGGTTCAGGCTCGTGGATATGTAACAATTGCGGGGCAGGAGATGGATTCTCGTTGGTTATGAAGGTTCTAAGTATAGATTTCAAAGAAGCAGTTAAAGCGATCAGAGACGTTATCGGGGCATGTGATATGACAAAAACACAACCGGAACCAAAAATATCAAAAGAGCTACTTAGAAAAATTTATATCGGATCAAAACCGGTTTACGCTGGAGACCCGGTATTTTGTTATCTTAAAAACCGTGGCCTTAAATTAACATCTGACAAATTAAGATATCATCCGGTATGCTATGAACCCGAAACGCATTATAAAATGCCTGCTATGCTCGCCACCTTCGCATTGCCTGACGGGACAGCTATTACGATGCACAGAACTTTCCTAACGCAAAATGGCGATAAGGCCAGTATAAAAAATCCTAAAAAGGTTTTACCAGCGCTCCAGAGCATGGTTGGCGGCGCAATAAGGCTATATGAGCCGATAGATGGGGTAATCGGGATAGCTGAGGGTATAGAAACTGCTATGGCGTGTTATGAATTGAAAGGCATACCGACGTGGAGCGCTGTATCTAATACGATATTAGAAGGTTTTGAGCCGCCTAAAGGAATAAAATGCGTATTTATTTTTGGAGATAAAGATTTATCGTATACAGGGCAAAAATCAGCATATATATTAGCGAATAGATTGACGGTGCAAAATAAGATTGACGTTGAAGTTTGTTTTCCTGATGAGAATGGGGATTTTTTAGATCAATTAAATCGTGAATCAGGCCCAGCTATTCAAAATGATGTAGAGATATGAAAAATCCAGTAAACCGTTTTTTATACGAGAGGAGTAATAATGATAAATACAATGGAATTGCGTAAAGCTGGGCAAGCTATTTTTATAGCTGTTGAAGAGCCTGTTGCAAAAGACATATCGAAAAAATTAATTGCAGCGGCAGACGAAATAGATGCATTAAGAGACTTTGCTATCTGGATGACCGCCTGCGAATATGATTTTTACAAAAGCTTTTATGAGGAAAATAGGGTCAGATTATTACAATATGAAAATTTGAGAAAACACTTTAGATTAATGGTTAACGATGTCCTCGGCAACGGTTATTATAATATGGCTATGGACGTGTACGAAGCTGATAGAATTTGTTGCAAAGATATTACACGAATGGCTAATAGATCAGCAATAGAGAGACTGTTTCACACATAACCCGCCACCGCACATGACCGCTGAACAGCGCGGCCTGTGATTTCAAACGTTATGAGGATAAGCATGTCAACATATTTATTAGAGTTAGGGCAATTGGCACCGGCGAGGCAAGAAGTTACATACGTACGCAGAGCACAAGCAGTTACATATACAATGCAATGGCAGCAAGAGTCCATTTCAGAAGATATTGAAGCACTAAAAGAACGTTTTAATTTATTCAAACCTAATTTTAGAAAAGGTAGAATAACTAAGCTTGGGGGTACTGTTGTTTGGGAAGTTTAACCTTATAACAAAAAAATGCAGCGGACACAAAAAGCCGTGCCGGTTGAACTTAATCGTTATGCAACATCACAAAATTAAACCTTGACAGATATATTAATATGCCTTATTACGCTAAATATTAATAATTTAACAAGAGGGGCATATCCATGGGAAAACAAATTGTGGTTATTCACGGAAATGAAGGCAGGGCGGGAACACTTTTAATCGCACAAGGATTTAATAGAGGGCATGATCAAGTTAAAAGATTAATCCTTAAATATAAAAAAGAATTTGAAGAGATATCACCTTTGAAAGGTGATATTACGAAGGGCAAAACCAAATCGTTTAGGGAATATTTGCTTGACGAAGATCAATTTATGTTCCTTGGAACACTTTTCAAGAACGATGCTCAGGTTGTAAAATTCAAACTACGCCTTGTCAAAGAATTTAAAAGATGCAGGATTCAATTAGCGAAAGCAATTAATCAAAAGCATGCTCCAGTATGGAATCAAGCGAGACTCACCAGTAAAACAATAAGGCTTCTTGAAACCGGTGCAATCCAAGAATTTATAACCTATGCTAAAGAACAGGGCGGAACACCCGAAGGTTGTGACAAATATTATTCTAATTTTACTCGCATGATGAACACACTGCTTTTTATTTGCGAAGGGAAATTCAAAAGTCTTCGAGATGTTTTGTCCCCGGAACAGCTTATGACTATTGGAGCGGCCGAACAGATAATCGGTAAATCGTTACGGGGAGATATGAAGAATAATGTTTTTTATAAAGAAATTTATAAAAATGCTAAAAAGAAGGTCGAAATTTTCGCCGAGTTGCATGGACAATCAAAAGTGTTGAGCGAACAAATGCTTATTACAGTATAACCCGCCACCGCACACGACCGCTGAATAGCGCGGCTTGTGAGCTTAGGCGTTATATGCTCTTTAAAATATGCGGGGATCGGAGTTGCCATCCGATCTTAGGGGAGCCTTGTGCGAGCAATAAATTCCGGATGCCACGTGAGAGCAGCCTCCCAACCAATATGGTTGAGTGCCAGGAGGGTAATGCGGCAAGCAAGCTTAGGTGACGAAGCATTTATGGGGGTGACCCTAACATCGAACAATCGGTGGTTGTTAGGTGAACTAAGGGTTGCGAAGATACCCCACCCGCATATAAACAGTTGCTCCAGCCGACCGCTGAGAAAAGCGGCGGGCGGCTGAGCTTAATCGTTAGAGGGTGAAAATGAAATTTGGAGATATTGTTATAAATGAATGGGCGGGAGGGCGAAATCCTCACAAGGTATTGATAGTCGTTCATCACGGCAGCAAAACAGTGAGGTGTTTATCGCTAACTGGCGAAGAGGTTTTATTCAGCAATGATAAAACCTTAAAGTTGACGAAAATCAGTTCAGTTGATTTTTCGGAGTGGGAAGCGATTGCATCTAACCAGTCGCTTGACTCTGACGCCAAAAGCAGCAGGCCAACAAACTGAAACCGTCGTTTTTTAATAGGCGAGTCGGAGGATATAGAGATATGAAAAATCCAGTAAATTATCTGTTTTTACGCGGCCTGTACGTCTATTTGCAGAACGATGTGGCCCGGATACACGGTATGGGCCGGATTTGTCCGGAACAAAGAGAGAAACTTCTCGAATATGCGAAAGCGTATAAGTCGGAAATTATCGAAACTTTGAGCCGGGAAATACCACGATGCCTTGGATTTGTTTGCGGTCATGTAGAATATCGAGAGGCTGATGAGATGCCGAATTGTTTGTGGTGCGGCAGGGCTGAGAAATTAGTATTTGATCTGGAGGAATGTCCTGAAGGGTATTGGAAAAAGGATTGAGATTTTAAAAAAATATGGCGTTGCTGAAGAATTTAAAAAAAGAGGAAGTAATGAATTATAAATTTTGCGGAAAAACATTGAACCTGGAACAAGAATATCGACGATTCAAAGTTCCCGCTTATTGTATGAAAGAGCTGTGCAGACTTTACGACGATAGCCGGAAGCTGTGGGCGTTTATCGGTGAAATTTACCCGCAGACAAAAGAATTTCGCGATGGTTGGAATTGGAAAATTGTGTTTCCTTCAGCATTTACCGCTGAAATTGTTGAAATTAAAAAATTAGATAAAGAAGGAGGAAAAAATGGAAAAAGCAGTAAGAAAAGCACTAAAATCCGAATTAAAACCAATCGAAAAAGCGCTTGCAAAAATACAGATTCGGCTGGATCGGCTTGAAAACTTGGGGAAAAATCGGGCACAATGGAATAGGGGAAAAAGATGTTAATTTTTGGCATAGATACTGGGACCCGCACAGGTTGGAGCTTTTACGATTCAAAAAAACAGAAGGTGATTGAATCAGGCGTCATGGATTTTTCGAAAAAACGCGGTGAATCGAATGGTATGATGTTCCTAAGATTCAGGAAGTGGCTTAGAGATATGATTTTAGACTACGGCCCGGGGCTTATAGCGTATGAACAGGCCCATCATCGAGGCGGGGCGGCGACTGAAATCGGCGTAAATCTTACGGGCCGGGTACAGGAAGTTGCGGAAGAGTATGTAGTCCCGTGCGCGACCGTTCACACAGCGACTCTAAAAAAGTTCGCTACCGGGAAAGGCAATGCTGGAAAACTTGCTATGATCGAAGCAGCGAAGTCGTTTTTGGGGCGGGAGCCGATTGACGATAATGAGGCGGATGCTGTTCACATTTCGCGCTGGGCTGCGGAGGAGTACGCATGAAACTTATAATTATTAACGGACACAATAAATCGGGCAAGAACACATTCGCGGATTTTATCGCTGAATACCACGATCCGACCGTGTGGCTTTCGAAAATTTGGAGCACTCAGATCCCGGCAATTGCGAGAGTAGCCGGGTGGGATAGTCAGAAAGATGAAAAAGGGCGGAGACTTTTATCTGATATTGAGGATGCGACAAATCGGTATAACGGTATGTCGTTCAATTCGATCTGCTTTCAAATAAACAAGTTTTCGAATGTCGTCGAGGATATATGGATTACGCTGATGTGTCGGAAGCCTGCTGAGATTAAAAAGTTTGTTGAGGCATATCCTGGCCAGGCAACAACGGTTTTAATCCGGTCGGATCGGTCAAAACCGGCAAACAACCGGGCGGATCAGGGCGTTGAAGATTATTTGTATGATTGGATTATTGAAAATAATGGTACGATTGATGAGTTTAAAAATAAGGTGTATTGGGTAGTAAAAGCGCTTGAAAACCAATAAACAGAAAAACGAAAGACAATAGAGTTATGAAAGAAACGGTGTGTTGCAATGGTGGTTGTGAGCGACAAGAAAAACATGTCGAGCTGAACAATGCAATAGATAGCATTGACCGAATTAATGAACTTTTGAACGAATTAATCAGAAGAGTCCATCCGATGCCGGAAAGTAACGAAGAAAAAGCTTCGGAAGTAGCTGCCAAGCCGGTAATCCCATCATTATGCGATGTATTGTCGCACGGCAGGGATCAAATTATGGATAAAATTGAATACGCCCATAACCAAATCAATGAACTTACAGAGCTTTTGTTTTAAATTTTGTTAAAGGGCGGTAAATAGCTAAGCCTCTCTCGGTGGAGAGCGTTTAGTCTGGGCGAGTCTTGGCTGGGAAGGGTAATCAATGGACGTAAAACTAAACGACGTAAACGGTATGCCGCTGAACGACGGCGACACGGTAGAATTTCGAAAAGGCGCGAGAATGCAAAAAACAAAATTAAAATGGTCGGAGTCTTTGGGGGTTGTGATGTTGGCAACTGAACGGGGAATTGTGACCGGATGGTTGAGTGATATTGGGGCCGAAAACGTTCGAAGAATATGATTTAGATAGAAAAAAACCCCGGCTTTAGGGCCGGGGTGATAGCTTCATCTTTTTTTCCTCCATCCTGCCCGCCCGGGCTTTCGATCCCGGACGAGGTCAAGGTCTTTTTCGTCAATTATCCAGTTCCGGCCGAGTTTTACGGCCGGGAGCCTGCCATCTTTTGCCAGTCGTTGGACGATCCGGATTGATGTCCCGAGTTCGAGCGCTGCATCCGACGTTTCCATTTTCGTTCCGATCTTAACCATTTAAGCCCTCAATCTGATCCGGTCTGATGGTCCGCATTTCCCCGGTTGGCTCCATTGTATCCGGGTCGATCTCAAAATATGAGTTGTCCGCGTACTCAGGTCCAGCTGCCCGAAACAATTCTACAAACCTATCTCCGCTGCATGCTTCACGTGTGATTTTTGCTCGGATTGCCCTGGGCGTTTGTTTCCCGGTGTATATCTCGAAAGTTCCGCGTTCGCCTTCACCTGAGAAAATTATTAAGTTTTTCATGTTTTCCCTTTCTTTTTAATCAACATCAGTCCATTTGCCATTTTTCTTGAAAGCCAGTTCAAGACCTGCTGGGGTTTCGATTGTCAGCACAGTCCCTTGGAATGCCTGCCCTGCGGTGGCCATCCGTTTTGCGGCTGTGAGGTTCTTCGTCCAGATGACCTGGCCGGTTCTGAGGCTTTGAAGATTTTGCCTTTCTGTTATGACGTATAATGTCATGATTTTTCCTTTCCCCGGTTTGACCTCCCACCGGGAAGGAATAAATTTTTAAAGTTCTAACTGAGACTACCTTATCACCAGGATCTTGAAGAACTCAAACTTTGAGTTCTCAAGCTCCTTTTTAGTGAATTCTCGAGAAATATCAGCCCGAAATTTCGGGATGGCTGCAAGAACTACATCCCCGAATTTCAAGGCCAAATTTACCCTATTCGCTTTAATCGTAAAAGCGAACTTTTTGGGACATGATTGAGGCAGTCGCCTCATGTCCAACGGCAGATATTATGCCATTGGACTCAGCCTCTAAACTCTGCCGGAATTCTTTTTCCAGAATTCGACGGACAGTTGCTACTGACCTCTCTCCTAACATCATTGGAGAGAATGTTGTTGTAATATAGATTGCCATTTTTTTTGTGTTTCCTTTCTGCCCCGGCGAACCGGGGCACGGGTGAGTTATTTAAAGAGGATAATCCAGATCATATTTGGGGATTGAGACACAACCCCCTATGTCACCGTCACTGTTAGTCCAATACGCTCTGGCGATAACGTCGCCAATCGGGCCAGCAGTTTTAACTAATCCCTTTGCATCGAGTTCTCGTAAGAACTCAACGCTCTCTTCAAAAGAACTACACGGCGCACCGACTAAACGCCGCTCTCTTTCGACTATTTCAAAAAAGTTTTCACTGTCCATCTCAGCCTTAAGGCTGGGACGGCTGGGACGGATAGTATGATCGATGCATGCCCATTCGTCGCCACATGGCAGCCCAAAATACTGGGCTGCCTTGTTTTCGCATATCCCGGCAACGAAATGCAAACAGTTGTCACATGTACAATCATTGTCTCGATGCCGATTTAACTCTGCGTTTCTCTCTTCTGTGTTTTTCATCATTTTTTTCTCCTCTTAGCTTACGGTTTGACCCCCCCCGGGGGAAGGGTTGGTTGGGTTATTTGGATTCGATACTATCTTTGATAGCGTTATACATTTCGTACCAATCGAATTCTCCTTCTTCTATTGATTCTGCTATCATTTCATCAGGACTTAATTTTCTACCATCTTCTGTGATCCACGCGTCTTTTTCATCGTCATATTTTGCCCACCCTTCCGCATACCAATCTTCATCGATATTCCCACGGCCTGCGGTTTTGATAGTCGCGATTATCGCCCTGCCTTTTCCGCTTGGGCGCGTATTGCTTTCGTGAAATTCGAATGAACCGTCGTAGTATATCCATACGCTCCCACTGCCTGAGAGTGCGAGAGTTTTCCGGAGTTCGATGAGGTCGATTTCTTCCATGATTTGATCGGTGAGTTTTTCCGGCGTCTGGGTCTCTTTCACGATTTTGCCGATCTCCATCTGAAAATCATAGTAACCTTGAGTGCCGTCGTATTCTGCCGGAAAATGATCTGCGACACATTGTTCAATTCTTTCGTCGCAGGGATCTGTAATTTCGTTGAGTTCGATCAATTTGATTATTTCGTCTCTGATTTCTTTTTTCATTTTGCTTCTCCTCGGTTTGCGGTTATTTTTTTCTTTCTGCCCCGGGTGACCGGGGCGTGGGTGGTTGGTTAATTTCCTCACTCTCAAGTTCACTATACGCCATAACGTATAGTGTGTCAAGCGATATTTTAAAAATAAATTGAAAAATATAAAAAATGTGATATGATACGCATATAAGCATTCTCTCCTCACCCTACCCGGCCTCCGAGTTTTTCTTGGGGGCCGGGAATCACACAAAGGCAACTATGGTATTTACGCCAGCGCCGAAATCGAAAAACTATCGAAGTAAAAAGTATCTGGCGTTTATCCGGGAGCATCCTTGTCTGAAGTGCGGGAACCCGGAGGCAGTGGCTCATCATGAGGGATTCGGTCAGCGGGGAATGGGGTTGAAGGCACCGGATACGTTTTGCATCCCGCTTTGCGCTAAGTGCCATGCGGCGAGACATCAGATTGGGGTTGAGCGGTTTTGTGCGGGAGTCGATGTGAAAATGAGAATTATTGAGTTGATGACTGAGTATATTGAGAGGGGAGAGAGATGAAAGTATTTTTAGGCGGAACATGGAACGAATCGACATGGCGCAGTCGCAAAAATGGTGAAGCGGAATGGTGGACAGGCTTTTGATAATTTGAAGTCGGCTGTTGTTTGGATAACTGAAAACAGGGCATAGGGTAATAGGGTAGCATAGGTTAGAGATAGATCGTTTAATGTTGGGGGTTTAAGAGAGCCGAATTAGTTACAACAAATTGAAACGTGTGGGAAATGGCTGAAATAAAAGGTAAAACAGAGACTGGCGGTAAATCGTTTGTAAGAACTGAGAAGATGCGGGCGTTTTGCCGTGAATTTCTAATCGACTGGAACGGCACTCAGGCAGCACTCAGGGCAGGGTATCCTAAAACATCTGCAAGGAGCTGGGCAAGCCGAATGTTAAAGCGGGAAGATGTTCAGTCTGAACTCAATAGACTGAAAGAGATGCTCCCCACAAAACAATGGGACATTGCCGACGTTGCGGAAGTCCTGGCCGGCTACACACGAGATATTCGCTTTGACCCTCGGAAGCTCTATGATGAGTTCGGGCAGATGAAGGATGTCAAGGACCTGGATGACGCTACAGCGTTGAGCCTTGCCGGGATGGATATTAACGAGACGATCACCGAAAGTGATGACGGGCAGAAAACAGTTTTAAAACGGAGTATCAAATATAAATACCCAGACAAAATCAAAAACAGAGATTCACTCGGGAAGCATTTTGGTATTTTCGAAAAAGATAATACGCAAAAGGCACCAATTTTGATATTGGATTGATATTATGGCAGAAGCACAGGTCATAAAATTCAGTGAGTTAGCGAATTTCTCAGAGCGGCAACAGATGGCGTGCGATACTGCTATGTCCGAAACTGTGAAATACATGCTGTACGGTGGCGCATTGGGCGGGGGGAAAGCCAGCAATATCAATAGCTTAGTTGCTACTCCATTTGGGTTTAGAAGAATGGGTGATTTAGAGGTCGGTGATACAATTTGTAATCCAACTGGCCAACCACAGAAAATTATTGCAGTTCACCCACAAGGCATTAAGCCAATTTACAAAATAATGTGTAACGATGGCGCTTCTACAGAATGCACGTTAGATCATTTATGGCTGGTTAATAAAACGCAGAGACATAGGAAGATAGCAGACGAAAGTTATTTTACTGGGTATTCTTTTTTCGGTGGTAAGATATGGACTACTGCACAGGTTAAGGATTTTTTAGATTCAAAAGCTCCAGGCAAACACAATTCAAAGCAAAATCTTCTCATTCCGCTATGCAATCCATTAAAATTTACGAAAAGTTATCGTCCTGAATATAACAAGAAAACAATAGCACCGTATTTGCTGGGGGTTTTAATCGGTGACGGGTCAATAACCCAAACTAACATTTCTTTTGCAACCATAGACCCGGAGATCGTAGCTTATATAAGAGGGCTTGGGTATGAAGTGACAGACAGAAAAGATATATCACATGGTGTCAAAAATGTTAAGGGTGATTTGGAGAAGTTGGGGTTATGGGGGCATAAGGCAGAGACTAAATTCATTCCAGAATGTTACAAGTGGGGATCGTTAGAAGAAAGAAAAGAGCTTGTATGTGGGTTGGTGGACACAGATGGTTACGTTGACGGTAGAGGGCATTTATCATATACAACTATAAGCTATAGGCTTGCTGAAGATTTTCAGTGGATAATACGGTCACTCGGTGGGAAAGCAACTATAACAGATAGGATTCCAACATTTACACATAATGGAGAAAAAAGAATTGGCCAAAAGGCATATACGGTTTATTTTAGAACAAAAATAGATAATGAATTGGTTAAACTCCCCAGAAAGATAGAACGGCTTTCTGACAAGAATTTCAATAATGGGTTGGGAGAGTTTTCAAGAGCAATCGTATCGGTTGAATATATTGGCGATCAAGAAGCTCAGTGTATCACAGTAGATAACCCAAACGGGCTGTATATTACAGATGATTTTATTGTTACGCATAATTCCTATTTCCTGCGCTGGTTTTGTGTCAGATATCTGCTGTATCTCGCCAAAAATGGCTTTTGCGGCGTCAACTCAATGCTGGCGTGTGAAGATTATCCGTCGCTGAAAGACCGGCAGCTTCAGAAGATTGGGCAGGAGTTTCCTCCATGGCTTGGCAAATCTCATAGCGACCACAAAGAGTACGGCAGAAGTTTTATTTTAGCGCCAGAATATGGATCTGGCGTTATTTGCTTCAGGAATCTGGATGACACAAGCAAATATCAGTCTGCAGAATTCGCTCTAATATGCGTCGATGAGCTGACGAAGAATGTTTACGAGGTGTTTACGTTTCTAAGGTCACGGCTTAGATGGCCTGGGCTTGAGGATTTTGAGTGCAAATTCATTGGCGCAACAAATCCTGGTGGCATTGGCCACGGGTGGGTTAAACAGTTCTGGATGGATAGCGTGTTTCCTGATGAGTGGATTCATCCGATAGATTTCAGACCGCAGTTTGTTTATGTACCGAGTAAGGCCAGCGACAATCCGTATCTTGATCCATCTTATTGGGCGCAGCTTCAGACATTGCCTGAAAATCTACGGAAAGCATTCCGGGACGGCGACTGGGATATATTTGTTGGGCAGGCATTTCCAGAGTTTTCAAAGGCTGTTCACGTTATTAGGCCAATTCCGGTCCCGTCGTTCTGTTCGTTGTATATGACATATGACTGGGGCTATGGTGCACCATTTTCAATTGGCTGGTGGTGGGTTGACAATGATGGGCGAGTTTACAGGTTTGCTGAGTGGTATGGATGGAACGGTACCGCTAACCAGGGTCTAAGGATGTCAGACTCTCAGGTAGCTGAGGGAATTATCGAACGGGAAGAGCGGCTTAACATTCGAGGCAGAGATATCACCCGGCTCTGTGACCCGACATCATTTAACAAAAAGCCTGATTATAAGGGTGGTGGACAAGGGCCAAGTACGGCTGACGTGTTTGCAGGCTATGGCCTGTATCTGGCTCCAGGCGACCCGAGTAGGCAGCTTAAAAAACGTCAATTCCATGAGCGGCTGAGGGCATTACCTGGCGAAAAGCCTATGATGCTTATTTATAATACTTGCGAGCAGTTTATTCGGACGCTACCTAACTTGGTCATAGACGAAAATAATGTTGAAGATGTTGATACTACCGGAGAAGATCACGTGTACGACGAATCAGCCCAAATAGTTATGGCGCGTCCGTTACGATCTGAGACTCAACTAGTTTCATTGAGCAGCACTCAACGAATAGCAGATTTTGTTACCGGCAAAACAGAAATCCCGCCGTGGGAAGACATACAAACCCAGGGCAACACATACATCAATTTTGAGGAGTAGAGAATGAGTACACTGGTGATCGTTTTATCAATTATCGGAGCTATGGCACTCACTATATTTGCCTGCTTTGTTGGAGGTTATATCGCGTTTAAGGCGGCCAACGCTTCAACGGGGGCCAGTTTTGTCAGTATGCCAAAGATCGGGAAGGACAACCCGCATTCATACGTTGCTTTTGATACAGACTCGCTTGAAGACGTGTTGGCAGACGAATTGTCGCCAGCTGCTGCAAGGCTGAGGGGGCAGAAATTTAATCCAGAAAATGACGTCTTAAGAAAGGTTATGGGTAAATGAAAATCTACTGCCCGTATTGCCGAGAGTACATACTCGATACGACCAAGCGGTTTGTTACAGGTGGCCCGTACTCCGGGGATATGTTTTCAAAAGCTGAACAGCCGAGGTGGAACAATCCTGATTACTTTCAGTTCTCGAAGTCCACGACAGGCGGGAGCTTATATTGCCCGAGGTGTGAGGCCAATTTCATCAAGGCCGGTAAGATTCTGACAGAGTACGATATGAGAGATGAAACGCCGGTTGCTGTGGTAGACATCGAATCGGAGTTTGTCTGCCCTGTATGTGGGAAGGTTTGTAAGAACAAATGCGGGTTCACGATGCACATGAAAGCACATACGAGAAAGTCCATAAATGAAAACTGAAACAACAGGGGAACGGCAACTGTTCGAAAAATGGAATTTTGGCAATCTACCGCCAGAAGGTCACAAGGATGTCGGCCGGTTCTTCAATATGTGCTGGGAGGATGCGAGGCGGGAGAAAATTGACCGGCTGCAACTTCATCAACGGATGCTTGATCTCCATGCGCTATGGCGTGGACAACGTGGGAAACGTAAGGGCTCGTATCCGAAGTTTGGTATGAATTACCTTTTTAAAACGATTCGAGGCCATTGTGCGATCTTGACCGAAAAGCAGCCGCAATTCGAAATATCGTGTGAAGACGCACCGGATGAAGTCAAACAAGCTATCTCAGAGTCGATCAAAATTTGGTGGAATGATCGGGAACAGCAGAATTCCTTGTTCGCATCAGTCCAGAACATGAGCGTGTACGGCACAACGATTGAAAAGGGCGTATTGAACGCTAAAACAGGGGACGCTGAGATTGTCCTGAAAGACGCGTTTTGTTTCTTCCCCGCGCCTGGCGGAACGATGTGCAATATGGAAAAACTTCCGTACTGTTGTGACATTGATTTCATGGACACCTGGGAAGTCAGTGCCAAGTTTAATGTCGACAAGAAAATCACTATTCCATCAGATGCAGACGAGCAGCTTTACGGAAAGGATCGGGAGACGGTTCGTGGAGGGAAAGATGATCATAAATGGCGCGGCGGGAACCTTCCATCTAATTATTCAGAGATCGAAGGAAAGGACTTTAGCGAGGACGGCAAGAAGACGCTTGTAGTTGAGGTTTGGGCAAGAGATTACAGTACAAAGACTGAACCAATATACGAGGAGCAAGAGGTCGAAGGTGTTGACCCCGAGACCGGTGAGACTATCCCCCTGGTTGAAAAGGTCAAAGTTGGTACCCGTAAGCTACCGAAGTACCCTGGCGGGATTAGAAAAGTCGTGATATGCCCTGCGCTGATGGACGCTGAATGCAAAGGAGTGTTAGATGATACTCGGAACCCGAACATCAATTGGGGCCTGTACGATTATAGAATCAGCCAGCTTGTTGAATATGGCACCCAAGAGCCAGCGGTTGACGAGTCTGGGAATCAAATTATAGATCCAGCTACGAATGCTCCAGCAATGCAAACCGTTGAGATCGATGAGGATACCGCAAGAGACACAATTACGGAACAATTTGCGAAAATGTTTTTATGGAATAATTTTCCGTTTTCAGCGATACCGTTCTATTTTGATACGAGTCAGTGGTGGGGGTTTGCGGCTATTGAGGTTTTAGAGGAGGTTCAAGGCAAGGCAGAAGGTTTGCTAACAAAATATCTGGCGTACCTTGATCGTGCAATGTTTCCGATTTTAATCCTGCCGAAAGAGTGTGGTGTAAAAAAAAGTCAGATTACAAATGAACTTGGCTTGGTTATCGAGCCAACGCTTGCAAGTTCAACTGCAATTCGGTATGTTCAGGTTCCGCAAGCCCCTAAAGAACTTCTTGAAATGGTTATGTTCTTGCTTCAGCAGGAGGATATATTATCTGGAAGCCCTGAGGTTACAGAGGGTAGACGGCCTACCGGAGTATCGGCAGCAACTGCGATTATTGCACTCCAGGACAAGGCGGCGACTGTATTCCAGCCGCTTATCAGACAGATTGATCATCTTATACGCAACAGAGGGCGAATGTACATGTCATTTCTGATGAATTTTGGGACAAAGGAAGTGCCGATTGAGATTGATGATGGCGTATATGGATTGTGTGGCACCAGCTTAGAGGGAGAGTTTAGCATGACTGTTGAGTCCGGAAGCTCTGCGCCTATTACAAAAGCAGGTAGACGCCAGCAGTATATAGAGCTTTATGGGATGCAAGCGATGGATCTTGAGACGCTTCTAACACGGCTTGAGATACCTGATGCGCAAACGATTATTGAGCGGCTGACTGAGCAGAATAGCTTGCCTGGTGCGATTGATATATTAATTCAAGCAGGGATGCCTGAAGAAGAAGCCAAGCAACTCTATCAAATGCTGATGCAAGGGCAAGGTGGGACTGGAAGAGCTGGCGTGGAAAAGAAGCCTGAGCGGGCTGGCGGGTACTCTGAAGGGCTTAACCAAGCCAAGGATACTATGGGGGAGCTGAAGATTTGAAACCTCAGACCAATGACACCAAAACGCTGATCCGCGGGAACATGCCAATACTTTATACATTTGAATGCCCTGAGCATGGTGAGTTTGATGAGATTTATTCAATAGCGGACGTGCCGATTGAACTCCCGTGCCCCGAGTGCGGGAAAATATCAAAAAAGATTATCGCGCTCGGCCATGGCGGAATCCAAAGGGATGAGCCGACATGGTTAGGTGATATCAATAGCTTTTTCAAAGAAGAGCCTGGCTATAAGCCAGTCAGTAATATTGGAGAATTAAGACAGTTTTACAAAGACAATCCCACAATCAGACCGGTTGAAAGCCACCCGTCGATACCATCATCTGTAGGCGACACTGAACGGCAGACAGAAGCCGACAAGAAGCTTGCATTAAAGAAACGTTCAGACAAGGCAAAACGTATGATTCGGGATAAACGATTAATCACATTACAGACCGGACAAGCCGCATAGAGCAGTGGCCCCGGCAAGGGAGTAGATTATGCCAGATGAAGTAACCCCAGAAGTCGCCCCCGTAACAGACGGACAAGGTGTTGATGCAGGGCAGGTCACAGACTTAGCAGGATTTCAGACCCCGGAAGAACTTGCCAATGGTTTCAAGCAAGTGTCTGGACAAGTCAAAGAGCTTGAAAGTCTAAAGGGCCGGCAGGGCAATGAACTTGGAGCATTGAGGCAGCAGGTAGCAATCCAGCAAGGCAAGCTTGAGGGGATGCAAGAAGCCATGAGTTCGCGATCTCAGGAACAAGGACCGACAGAATCAGCATTGTATCAGCAGTACGAGGCTGGGGAGATAGATATGCCAACATTTCTCTCTCAGCGTGATTCGATACGCGAAGGCGCCATTAAAAAAGAGTTTGCTGGCCAGCTTAACCAGTTCAAGGCCCAAACAGACCAAGAAAAGTACGCCGATCAATTCATCAAGGATAATCCCGGGTATGTAGAAGCTTATGATGCTGGTGCTCTGTCAGAAGATATGCAGAAAGGCTACAGCGCAGAGCATTCGTGGGACAGGTTTAAAGCGCGTGAGCTTGAAGGGAAGTATGCCGAATTGTCCGGTAAAATGGATGAAATAACAAAAACTGCCCAGCAAAAAGGTGTTCAAAATGGCATCAAGATTGAACAGGGTAAAAAAGCAGCCGGAAGCGTTCTTTCTGGTTCAGGAGATCCAGCCGCACGTAATACGCCTTCGGGAGTAATCCCGAAGACTGAAAGAGTAAGCGCTGGCGTGGATCTGATAAGAAGGATGCGCTCCGGGCAATAAGGAGTAACTGAAAATGGCTTTAACTTTAACTGAAATTCAAGCAGTCACTGACGACGTGTGGCTTCCCGGCGCTAAGAACCAATGGGCTATGGGAAATATTTTGATGTATAAAATGCTCGGCAAAGTCCAGACGATAGGATCAGCTGAGAAAGTAAGGGCGGTACTTGAATACGCAAAAGCAAACGGCGGGGCAATGGGCGCAACCACCGTGTTTGATACCACCAAGAAAGAGATCGTTAATGCTGCTAGGTTCCCGTGGGCTTATTTTTATTCCGGAAACTCTGTTGATATTCTGGATGAGACACAGGCTTCAGGCGGTGATGCTGACGTGGATCTGACTATGGCGAAACTGGATAACGCTCAGAAAACAATTCGGGACATCATGGGAGATTCATTCTGGGCGCTGTATGCAACTGCTCTTGTGACTTACGGGGCAACGACCAAACCGTTTTATGGTATTGCAGACCTCTTGAACCAGTCTGATACAACTCCGAAGTTTGGCGATATCGCACAGGCCGACCTTGGGACTTATACGGACGGGAGCGGAACCAGTCGGAACATCTGGCAATCCGGATATAATTCGGATGCCCTCACCATGAACTTTGAAACGATGCAGAAATTGAGACGTTTGACCAAAGTTGGTGACGGAGCCGGGGAGAAAGCTGACCTGTATATCACAACTGAAACGCTGAAAGATGCATTCGAAAATAGCCTTCAGGCTGCACAGCGTCACAATGATCCGACGTTGGTGAAAGCCGGGTTTGATAATGTTATGTTCGGATCGACTCCGCTTGTAGCAGATGATAAGTGTTCTTCAGGAGACGTTATTGCCTTGAATACCAACTATCTTTACCTCAAGGCGCATAAGGACTTTAACTTCACCAAACCTGTGTGGAAACAGCCCACGAACCAGTATGCCAAAACCTTCCAGATCATCTGGTCAGGGGCATTTTGTACCAGCCAGAGACGCGCTCATGCGAAACTTGATACTGTGAGTTGACAAACTTTTAACCAAATCGGGGAGGGTTAGCCTTCCCCGCTACACCAATAGCGAGGTAATTTATTTATGTTTCCTATTACTGTACCATTATCGGATCTTTCTTCAGCGGCGAACACTTATGTTAACCCCGGCCTTAACTGTCGGTTGGTCACGGCTTATACAGCGTTGACAACTGCAATCACTACAGGCGATTCGACCATCACCCTCTCCGATGGCACGACCACCATCGGAGTTGTAACTATTACGCAGAGCGGGTGCGCGGTAAACGATATTGATGAAATGGCCCCTTATGATTCTGACGGTTCGGCCTGCTCTTCGACCGGAAAAGACCCTGTCGGCGTCAAACTCGGGCCTGGAAAGAATCTCAAGATTGCCAATGATGCCGTTCCTGGCGCAGGCGCGGCAAATATTACGCTTGTTTTTGACGAATTCCACGGCGCATAATAATCCTCTTCTCCACCCTCCAACAGGGAGGCGGATAACCGCCTCCCAACCATCTTTCAAGGAGTTTATTCATGGCGATAGCAATTACAAATAAAATATTAAATCCCTACGGTGGAGATGTTCATTCTGCTATCGGGGATCTGGCTTTTGACTCGTCTTATCCGTTTGGCGGTGAGTTGATGGCTGGGAGTCTGTTTGGCATATCAAAGCCGTACCTGGTTAAGATTCATCCAAAAGACGGATACACGTTTGAGTACGACTACACCAACGGGAAAGTGAAGGCATACGCTCCGGCCCCTCCGGTTGTATTCGAGGAGCTTGTTACAGTTACGGCCAATGTTGGCACGCTTAAATATCCGGCAGCCTATGTAATGTATGTCGGTTCTGCCAATGCCAGCTACAAGGTTATTCCTGGTGGCCTAACGCCTGTGTCCGGAACCTGTGCGCTTTCAACTCCGGTAGCAGGAGCAAAAAGCACTTTGACCTTTTTGGCCGGTGATTCTGTTACATCTTGTTATGTGACCTACGTTACTCAGGCATGGAAAGACGTGTTTGACAACCTGGTCCATGCAAAACTGACCGCGGGTGCAAGAGTTTCAGGGCATGCCAGTCTCAGCTTTACCGCCGGTACGCCCGATGTGATTTCGCTTGGTGAGTTCGCCTGTGCTATTCAGAATATCACGTGGTCCGATAACGGTACATATAAGCCGATGAAGGCGCTGTACAAGGGCGAAACGGCAGCCACCACAGAAGCTACCATTGATTTCACCAACACAAGCCCGGTGGCAACAACTATCTCTGTGCTTCAGACTGACACGATGGACGCAGCCACGGACAGCGTTTATATTGATTACATCAAAAAACCTACGTCAGGATTTCTTTATGATCGGTTTATTGAGGAAGATGACCTCACGCCTTCAACTGATGTTTGCACTCTGTCGGCTGGAATCGGAGCGGTTTTGTCCAATGCGCTTCTCTACGGATCATGCGGAGATTTTCCTGGGCCTACAACAGTATTTGCGAACTTGATTCGTTCTGCCGGGGCCGTCGGAACAACTGCAACACTGATTCAGCCAACTTCAATTATGAATGCGGCAAATACTTTCACACTCGGATCAGATCATGCCGACACTGCTCATTTGAAGCCAAGCTATATCGCAGGAGATGTAAGCGAGATTCAGGGCATTGTGCCGTTGGAAATCCCGGACACGACTAACCTGGCCGGGCTGATCGGCGTAAAAGTTGAAATTATAGGAAGATAGCCAATGAACTCAAGCGAACTTGTGGCAGCCGTTCGCCGGGGGATCAGAGAACTCAAACCCGAGACGGTCACAGACGCAACAATAACCACCACTCTTGGCAGGGCTGTAACCGTTTTAGGTTTGAAGCTCAAAGAGATTGATCCGTTTTTTTTCTCAAAGCGGGTGTCAGTATCATCCTACACTCATATTTTTGAGAAACCTTCAGACTGTATGACGGTCTCAAAGGTGTGGGATCTTGAAACCGTAGCCGGAACTGTTACCGATGCGACCAATACAACCCCAATAGTAATCACGGAAGCTGCGCATGGGAGAAGCGACGATGATATAATAACTATCCATGATGTCATAGGCAATACAGCGGCTAACGGCACATTCCAAATTACTGTTGTTGGCGCAAGTTCATACAGTTTGAACGGGTCTGCTGGCACAGCGGCCTATACATCTGGCGGAAAAGTATTTGAAGTACCGCAATCTCCTGATGAAATTAGAAAGATTGCACCTAATACAGCGACAGGTGACAGATCAAACAGCTGGTACCCGAGGGCAAATTTGATAGTGGTTGATGACATTGCCTTTGAAAATGATATCCTGCTTGATTATTTGTACAGACCAACAAAAACAACGGATATTCCTGCTGAGTATCATGAGGGGCTTGTTGGATTTGCCGTGGTTACTTTAATTAAGATACCGGCGCCTGACTCTCGGCATTATGCCGACTTTAAAGGCTCATACGTTCATCATTCAGGCATGTGGCAAATGGTATTAGAACAAGTTAATGCGACTGCTGAACAATCTTCTGAACCTTCTTATATCAAAGATGTATGGAACAATTAGGCAGATATATTCACTATTCTTTTGGCAGATTTATAGTTAACTGTCTG